TCAGTTACAGTTGTGTTTGTTGTATCTATAGTTGTAGTAGTTCCGTTAACATCTAAGTTACCTGTAACTGTTAAGTTACTACCTATAGTTACATTGTCTGGTAAGCCTATTGTTACTGTTCCAGCATTTTCTAATACTGTTACTTCATTAGCTGTTCCTGCAAATGTTAAAGTACCACCTAAATCAATATCACTAGTATTAGGTGTGCTTTCACTATCAGACACTACTATTTTGCTATTTGCTAACTTAGCATTAGCTATTGACCCAGCTAACTGAGTATTTGTAATTGTTCCTGATAAAGATGAAGTTGGATAGTTAGTAGCATCTGTTAAATCAAAAGCTGGTGTTGCATCTGTGTCTCCTAGATTTAAAGTTACCCCACCTACAACTATGCTTGAGTTTGTTAGTTTTGCATTTGCTATAGAACCAGCAAGCATATCATTGTCTACTGCTCCAGCAGCAATTGTTGCTACACCTGTATCTGCAATTGTTATATCTCCAGATACAACATTGTCAATCCAAACTGAGTTATCATTATCATAAAAAAGTAAAGCCCCATCAGCAGGGGAAGTTATGTTTGTATCGTTTAATTCAGCTAAAGTATCTTCAGTAGCTATTTGTGCATCAACATAAGTTTTGATTGCTTTTGCAGAAGCTAATGTATCATCACTGCCACTAACAGAAGATATATCAGTATCTAATACACCAGATTTAAAATCTGCTACATCAATGTTAGATATACTGTTACCAGTTCCCTCAACATCAAATGTTTTATTTGTTAGTGTCATAGTGTCAGAAGCAACATTCGCTGTTTCTGTATCTACATAAGCTTTTACTGACTGTTGTGTAGGAAGATGAGTATCACTATTAGAAGACATATCATCTTCATCTTTAGTTGCTACTGTAAAATTAAATCTATCATTTGTGTCATCGTATTCTACATTTATAAATGACTCTGTACCACCAGTAACCATTCCACCGACTTTATCGGTAAATGCTTCTGTTATTTCAGATAAGTCAACAGTAAGAGTTAGTTCGTTTGAATTATCTACATAACTGATATCTATTCCAGAAGTAGTAGCGTCAACTAGTAACGCAGCTACTTGATCATCTATTCTTTCATTTAAGTCAGCAGTGACTTCAGATAAGTCAGTAGTGAAAGTAAGTGTTCCAGAGCTTTCTGATATATCAACTCCAGCACCTCCAGTGAAAGTGACTGTACCTCCGAGTGAGACATCAGTCGTGCTAGAACCATCAGAAACAGTAATAGAACTATTGGTAAGAGAAGCATTGCCAATATTGCTAATGGTGTTCGCACTACCACTAATTGTTTTATTAGTAATCGTATCGGTTGAAGTTTGTGTAAGAATTTCATCATAAGATTGATTCTCTCCTAACACCCATCTGTTAGCTGATACATCATAAAAAAGTCTTGCATCGTCAGTATCAGAAGTGTCTACAATTATTCCAGCGTCTACTTCTGAATTACCGGTATTTAATTTTACAAAAGCATCATCAATAACAACTATTGTGCTTTGTGTATTTAATATTTCTGTCTGTACGTCTAAATTACCAGTAACAGTTAGGTTTGTAAATGTTGGTGATATTGTGCTTGTCCAAGCACTTCCATTACCAACGATAATATGATTTGCTGTAGGCGTAAGACCTGCAATAGTATCTAAGTCTGAGTCGTGTGCTTGAACATCAGATCCTATTGCAAGTCCTAAACTTGTTCTTAAGGTGCTTCCACTTTCAGTTACAAAATTACTTCCATCACCTATAATTACTTTTCCATCAGTTGGAGTTAATCCAGCAACATCAGTAAGTTGTTGGTCGTAAGCTTGTACGTGAGTTCCTATTGTTAAACCAAGAGAAGCTCTTGCAGTTGCTCCTGATTCAGTAACCCAAGTAGTTCCATCAGAAACAATAAACTTGCTATCTTCGTGACTAAGTGCAGCGATTGCTGCTAAGTCTGCATCATATGCTTGTATATCAGAACCAATAGATACACCTAAAGCTGTTCTTGCTGCTGATGCAGTAACAGCACCAGTACCACCTTTATTAACAGGTACAAATTCACCATTAAGATATTCGGAAAAACTGGTTATTACACCGTTTCCATCTTTTATCGCTCTTAAAGGTGTCTTAGCTGTCATTACTCCGTCATATCTATTTCTATATTACTTACAGTTCCATTCTCATCTGTTACAGGAAGAAGTAAGCAAGTGCCATCACTTTTTGCCTGCATAGTGAGATTTTGTGTAGTACCGCTTTCATCTTGAACACGAACAACTCTGGTGCTGGCACCAAATGTTTCACCACCAATAGTTGTGTTTATAAAATGATTATACAACCTAGCCCCTGTTGATACACCGTTTTCATCAGTAACTGGAACTTTTCCACTGTGAGAAAGATTTTCAGATATATTAGCTTGTAAATCAACTGTTTTATTACTTGGGTCTGTAGTAACAGTTATTCTATTTCTACCAGATCCACCATCTAAAGTTATAGTATCAGTAGCTGATGTAGCAGTAACTGCTGTTTGATTAGGTGCTGTAATGTTTGTTACAGCATTCTGATTAGCTTCACCTGCAGTTGAAGATGATATTGTTATTTGATCATTAGTAGGAGAGGTTGCTAATGTTACACCACTACCAGCTACAAAAGTCAAGGTATCGCCATCTGTATCAGCTACTACTTGAGCACCAGAGGCAGAACCTCCAGAAGCAGTAACAGCAAAGTTCTTAAATGCGTTAGCTGCTGCTCCAGTGTTAGCTATTGTAATTGTTTTTGAAGAAGAGTCTGTTGTTATTTGTATTCCAGAACCTTCTGCAAAAGTAACTTGTTGAGAAGTACTAGTAGCACTAACAGTATTTTGACCACTTACTGCAAAGCTACCTACTGCAAATTGTGTATAATCAACTGTTTGCCAATATAAATTACCATTGCCATCAGTAGATAATACCTGACCAGAACTACCAGTGCTTTTACCAGAACCTAAAGACATTTTTGCAGTCAATAAGTTAAGGACACCATTGTGGTCTAATTCAACGTGTGCAGTGTTTACAGTACCAAAAAATAAAGAATCGTTTGTATTTTGTGTACCAATAGCAAGATTACCATCAGAAATTATTGTCTTACCGTCAAGATATAATATATCGTTAGACGACTCTATCTTAGTTGTGTAATCAGAAAGCTGATAACCTTGAAAAGAATGATCAAAGTTAGCACTAGTTGCTATCTGTGCACTATCATTTACTTGGTTAGTTTGTGGCATTAGTTACTCACTTTGTTAAAGTTGTAATTGCCTCCCAATTCTTCAAATAATTTTCTTAAACGCAACAATTCTTTTTGTGCGCTTTTAAGGTTATACTCCCACTCAAGATAATTTGGATCTTCTTCCATAGGTTCTTGTATGGTGTAACCGTATATGTCAGTTTCAAGATCTTGCATCATTTGATACAACAAACTAAGCTTTGCTTCTTTCGTTAATATCATAAACTCAAATTCTTGAGATTTTGGTTCTTCTTCAGACATTTATCCCTCCAATGCTTCTATTCTAGCAGTCAAGTCCGAAACTTGAGTGCTTAATTCTTGTACTGCTTTTACTAATGGACCTATTAAATTATTTATGTAAAGATGTGGGTGTCTATTTTCATCAGGCATATATGCTTCACATTCTTCTAATGTTGCGTGTAAGTAGTTTTCTCTTTCGTCATCACTGTTTAATCTATTTGGATATGAAGAACAGCACTCGTCTTCACAGCTACTAACTTCACTTGTTTCACAAACAACTATATGCGAACACTTTTGGTCAAATTCATAGCTTTCACTGTAATCGTCAACAAGTCTGTAATTCAAATTATTTGCAGTCAAATAATCTTGTAAATCTTCAGCTATAAAACCTGTATATTTTTTAGTTCCATACTCTTCTGTGTTTATCATTGTAAAATCTTTTACTTCTAAGTCATTTATAAAATCAAGACCTAAAGCAGTATCAACAATATTTTCTTTTATATTTCTTGACGAGGAGTTTATGTTCGGACCATAAAAAGTTCCATAAAATGATTGAGAATAAATATTAGAAAATCTATTAGAAGTAGAAACACCTATTTTAGGACTACTACCACTAGGATTTCCTGTACTTATATAACCTGAAGTGCTTCTATTTAATCTTATTTCAGAACCACCAATAGTAGTAAAACCTCCTGCAAACTTAGCTGTTGAATCTGCTGTGGTAAGACTTAAAGAACCACTTAAACCATTTATTGAAGTGCTACTTGAAGAGTGAGAGTGGTTTGACCTAGCTACAGTAGAAGCATCTCCTAAATTCCCACCTGAACCTGCAAAACTTACGTGAGTTCCGTGACTGGAAGCAGCAAAACCTGTATGGTCACTATCTGGATGGTCATTTCCAGAAGGTAAATTATGCCAACCAAATGTACCAGAACTATTTTTACCAATATATTGACTATTACCACCTGTAGCAGTACCTACTTGAATACCACTTCCATCTAAATGTAAATAAGTATTATCGCTTTCAGTATGGAAAACATTATTTACACCATTTGAATAATATAATTTTGTTCTGTTTATTTGTGAATCATCTACATACCAACCCGGCTGACCATATGCCGCAAAAAGAAACAAAGAAGGACTATTTGCACTAGCAGTAGCATCTTGGTCAAAAATCAATACCCTTTTTGAGTTTACCCACAAATCATCGTTATATTCGCTTAATTTTGCACTACCAATATCTAAAGTAGTAAAACCTGTAGATGGATTTTGAGAAGCAGCACCACCTATTCTTATATCAACTTTATTAAAGAAAGCATCACCATTAGAATCTATTTTAAAACCTGCTTCAGAACCAGATGTATTACTATAGTTAGTAGATTTAATATGGTCGGATGCAAGACTTATACCACCAACAGTTCCTGATTGTGCAGTTACAACACCATCTTTAGTTACAGAAAAAACAGGTGTGTAACTAAGATTATCGAAATCTGTAGTGCCACTTGCACCAAAATAAAAATTACCATCGCTATCTATATGTATTGCCATAATTTATCCTATATGTAAAGATCCCCCAGTTACACTTAAAGAACTAACTGTTAAGTTACCGGCAACAGCATCTCCACTAGCAGATACTCTAAAAGGTGCGGAGGAATAACTTGAGGCACCTAACCACATATCTCCATCACTATCTACGTGAAAGCTACTAGAGTCGCTACCACCAATGTCTATTGTACCACCAGACAGGTTTCCTCCAAACGTACCACTAGCACCTGTTATGCTACCAGTAAACGTACCACTAGCACCTGTGATGTCTCCTCTAAAGTTACCATTGTTAAATTCAGCATCACCATTAGACTTAATTCTAAATCCAGCTGACCCACTGTTAAAATTATTAGATTTAATTACAGCCTCTGTTCCTGAATCAGTAACCAAAGTAAAAGTTTTACCAGATATAGAACCAGAAGTTAGTTTGTTAACATTTGCATTTGCTATTTCAGCATCTGTAATCTGTGCTGTACCAATATGCGCAGTAGTAATAACTCCTGTGCCAATGTGTGAAGAAGCTATTAAAGGATTTGCTCCACCACTGTTGAATACATCTGAAGGCTCTGATTCTCTACCAGAAATATTTACTGCTGATATTCTGTAATAAATTGTATCGCTAGAAGTTGCGTTTAAAGCATCTATGTTTATTGTGCCAACAACAGGAATGTTTAAATCTATATTGCCATTGCTAGCAGGCAACATACCTAAATAATAAGTATCCCTATCTGAATCGCTTACTTTTTTATTAGTACTGTCATAAGATAAATTAAATGTTGCTTTAGAACCATATACATTAAGATGTGATAAATCTCTATCTAATGTAAAGTTAATAGGACTATTTATAACATTTCCATCATTGTCTTTTACTTGAGCAAGTTTATGAACTATTTGAGCTCTTAGTAATCCATTAGCTAAACTACCGAATGTATTTTCTGGTTTAGCAGGTTTGTTAGGAGCAATGCTTGATCTAGGTATTTGTATAGCTGCAACTTGTACAACATCAGAACTATGATTTTTTAAATCAAAAGCAAATAGCCTTACTGTATAAGTAAATCCTACATTTAAGTTTTCTATGACATATCTAGATTGTTCAAAATCTACAGAAGCAGACTGATAATCTGATGAATCTAAAGCTACGTCATTACTATCTAAAATACTATTACCATCTCTGTCGGAAACCATTCGCCATTGTATTAAGAAATGACTTCCGTCAAGTATGGTTGTACCATTTTTGTTTTGTGGTTTTGTCCAGTCTAGTTTTATAAATCCTTTTACAGCACCTGCACCATCTCTATATGTACCTACAGAATGATCAAATCCAACTGCACCATTAGAAGGTTTAGTTGGTTGATCAGGTATTGTAAATTCATCAGTAGTTCCTTGATTTATTACAGCAGCTGCAGTTGAAAAATCTGTACCAAGAGTTTGACCTACATCACCTATTTCTAAAGATATATCACCTTGTTCAAACTCTACATAATCAGTTAAATCAATAATATTTCCTGTAGAGCTATTTCTATAATAAACACCCATACCTTCTTGTACTGGGTATGACATACCTATAACTCTAATTTTTTCTGGGTTTAATGTTTGACCTTGATAAACTACTTGATGAATATCTCTACTTTCAGCACTAGCTTTACTAGCAGTGTCTTCAAAACCTACTTCAGGATCGTATATAAATATTTTATCTCCCACCTTAAATGATCCTGATATATCATAACCCTCTAAAGATACTGCTACTGTTTTTTTTAGTCTGTTGTATTCACTCAAAGCTAAGTTTGCTCTAGCTTGCATATTTGAACTTGTAGCACTTGAATCTTTTACTACTTGTATTCTTTTTAAATTTTGATTAAATAAATCTTTATACTCATTGACAGAAACGCTAGCATCAGCCATAGAGACTTCTTTAGTTTCTCCAGTAGGAACAAGTTCTATTTTTGTTACATACTCTTCTGCATTAAATCCAGTACTAATACTTGCAGGTATAAAACCTTCTATATTAGGATCTTCACCTTGACCTTCACGAATGATAATAGCTGTAGGGTCAGTATCGTGTCCGGAAAATATATCTGCTGGTCTTCCTGCATATAAGTATCCTTCGTTATCTACATAAAATTCACATTCAAAATGCTCACAAACAAATTTTACAGCTTTATAAACTGATTCTAAATAATGATCACCTGTATATGTTGTTGTGCCTGTTGTAGGATTTATAATACTTCCTGTTTTACTTCTTACAGCTTGTTGTGCTGCAGTATCACCAGTTCTAAGTAATCCATAAGGTGTACTCGTAGTCCTATCTAATACATCACTTAATGAATCATTTGTATAACTTCTTACAGCTCCACTAGATGAAGTTTCTGCTACCACTAATCCTCTAGAGTCAGAATCACCAAGATACACCATAGTTCCTTTTCCGCTTACGGCAAAAGAATCTAAATCGTATTCTAAGTTTTGTACTACACCTACATAACGAGCTTCTTTAATCATATCTTGATTTGATATAGTATTTTCATCTACTCTAGTGGTATGTATGAGTATTTGACCCCAAGGATCAATAGAGTTAATTATTGAGTTAGGAGTTGTTTCTGCAGATAGTTGCACCGAAAAAGTTCCCGATGCCATAACCTTTTCTTGTATGCTCACGACTTAACAATCCTCACCGTTTCAAATATAGAATCTAAATATTGGTCTCTTACATTGTCTGCTGTATTTGCACCAGAGGCAGAACCAACTACTGCTCCAATAAATCCTTTTACTGCTGTTGTGCCAGAAACAGAAATACCTAAATTAGTTGTATCTGCTGTATAAGTTGTAGGACTTCCAATCATATATTTATTACCTTCGTTATTTGCAGAACTAGCAACAACATATCCCGTAGCATTTGTTCCTGCTAATGCACTTACAGATTTTACATTTAACTGTTGTGTTTGCCATTGTGAAGCAACAAACTCAATGTTCCTTGAACCTCTTTTTAGAGTTATGTCAAAAACTAATCTACCATCTCTTGTAGTAGCGTTATAGTGCGTTGTAAGCCTTATAGTTGCGATTTGTGGCTCGTTTTTAAGTATTTGGATAGATTGCCAGCTTTGCCATTCTGTTTCATTTGAAGTAGCAGATATAGCCCAAGTTTGTGCAGAAGCATAGTCATCTAAATCAGGGTCGTAAATATAAGTAGTAAATCTACATTGAGAAGTATTGTCACCAAGAACAACTAGTTTCATCATTCCATTTTGTATTACAGCATCTGTAGGTTTATTGTCAGAATTTCTACCAGCTCTAAGTCTTAATGTATCGTGATAATCTTTTATCTTTATTTCTACTGCACCTTCATAATAATTTTCAGGCTCACAATTCCAAGTAGCATTAGTAGCTCTTAAGTTTCCACCAGTTTTTATATAAACATTTTGATTTTGATAATGTTCTCTTAAAGTATTAGTAAGAGTTCCAGTATGGTAATAATTATAAGCTTGTCTTGGAGGAGCGTGCATTTGCATTGTAGTGCTTGTTATAGAATGATTATTTTCTATTAAAGCACCTGAAAAATGACTTTCCATATTTACTTCACCCGGAACACCTAACCAAATTAAATCTAAACTGTAACTTACACCAGCTAGTGTGTATCTAGAAATATCTACAGAAGCACCTTTTAGTTTGCAGTATCCTTTTAATGTAACATCTCCTGTATAGGTAAGAGGCACGGGGATATCAAGTTTAGACATTGCTATTAACTCATCTCTGTAATATTTTGCTTCTTCTATTGTTGCAACAGCTAAAATTCCTGACAACGACACAGCTGTGTTTACATCTCCTTCACCTCCAGAAAAATTTATATTATTAGGAGATAAAAAAGTAAGTCTGCCTATTGTTAATTGATGATCGTTAATTGCCATAATTTCTACACCTCATACATATATTGTAATTTATTTTAAAAAAATATTGTCCACATTCTACACAAGGCTCTAAATCTTTTCCTGACTTATTATCAATCATTACCTTAGTGTAATCGAACTACTGTTCCCTTCCTTCTCTAAATTAACTAGAGCTTTTCTTATTTCAACAGCTGCTTTTCTAGCAGACATTCTATCTGCAGGTATTCCAGTAACATTAACATTTAAATTATTTACCATTATTCCACCACTAGCACCACCTATTCCTGTAGGTGTTACTCTTACTCCACTAGGACTAGGTGAAATTATTTCTGGACCAAACTCTCCTACTAAAGCTCTTTTACCTACTGATAAAAAACCACCTGTATGTAAAACTTTATCTAAGAAATCTTTATTATCTTCTATATTAGGAGGATTTACAACAAAATCATCTACACCTAAATCTGGAAATGGAAGAGGTGATATGCCAGCTTTAGCATAAATATTATTTATTCTTTTTTCTATTGATTCTATTTGTGCGTGAGCTTCAGATACATCAAAGTTCATTCCTAAATTATTAGCTATTTCGCCTACTTCAAAAAGTTTTGTTGTAGTTGAATCTAATTGTGTAACTAATTGATCAGACATAGTTGTAGCAGTATTAATTAAATTATTAATTTCACTTTCAGGCATTCCAACAGCTTGAGCAATAGCTCTAAATTGCTCTTCACCTTCTGGACCAAGATTTATTAACTCTTGTGCTAAATCTATTAAACTTAATTTTGATAAGTATTGATCAAATTGAGCATCTGCTATTCCCCTTTGAGCTTTAGCTTCAGCTTCAGTTTGACCAGCAATCTTTTCTTTTAAATCATCAATTTCTTCTTGTAAATCTACTATTACTTGAGATTCTTCTTTAACACTTTCTTTTAAAAGATCAAACAAGTCTTGTTGCTGTTCTATCTGTATCTCTAATTTATCATTTTCTAATTTAAGCATCCTTTTGAAGTTTTCTTCATCTTCAAAACCTTCTATGCCTTCAGTGCTTCCTTGTAGCTCTGCAAGTCTTTCTCTAGCTGCTTGAACTTCATCGGCAGTTGCAACACCTCTTTTTTCAGCTTGCTCTAAGAAATCTAATTCTCTTCTAGCGTCTTTTATTGCAAGTCTTTCAGAAGCAGTACCTGTTCTATTTTCTGCATTTTTTAATTTTAATAATCTTAATTCTTGATTAATTAGGTCTAATCTTTCGTGACCTGTTACAACGCCTACATCTCCAAATTTCTTTACAGCGTCAGACATCCTGTCATTTAAATCTTCTAAATCTTTATTTAAATCTATTGTTGTTTGTAATTCATCTTGATAATTTTTTTGAGCATCAGCTACTGCATTAGTTGCGTCTGCTTGGCTTCTTAATTGTTTTGTAAAATTAATAAATGTTTTAAATGCATCTTTTGCTGTATTTTTAAACTCTTGAAATCTTTTTTTAGAATCACCACTATTTAATAAATCATTTACTTCTTTGTTATATTGATCTATTGCATCTAATATTATTTGTTTCTCTTCTTCTAACCCAGCTACAAAAGATCTTCTTTCTGCATTTAAAAAACCTCCATATGGATTAGGAGTTGGTCTAGAACCCGGAGGAGCCATAGGGTCTGTAGGTGTTGTTTTAGGACCAAAGTTTTTTCTTATTAAATTAGGATCTATAACAATAGGTGGTGGTGCAAACTCTCCAAAAAAATCAAAGTCGCTAGCTGCTTGAATTGAATCATCCATTGCCTTTATAACAGCCGCCTCTAAAGTTGGTTGCTCGTCCTCTACAGCTAGAGCCATACCTTTAACTGCGTCAATACCTAATTGTGGAATAGGACCTTGAGTAGGAGGAGATGAATAATGAAATGCTATTTCTAATCCTTCTATAGCTTCTCCTAAAGCGTTTACTAAAGCTTCTTTTATTGTTGCTGCACCATCTGTAATACCATTAGATATACTGCTAGTCATATCAGAACCAACTCCGTAGAGTCTGTCTCTCAATTCACCACCACTAAGTTCTAACTCATCAGGTATCTCCATTAATCCTTGAATGAAAGCTTCTCTAGTTGTAGCTAAGTTTGCTTCAGCTCTTGTTGCTAGTTCAGGGTCAGCTAAAAATTGAGCAGCTGTTTCTAAAGCGGCAGGACCTTGTTCAGCTAAACTAGCAGCTAAAGCAATAAACCCTTGATCTGCTAAAGCTTGTATAGTTTCAAAAAATGTAGAACTTACAGCAGCTTGATCTTCTAGGTTTCTTACAGCTTCAGTTGCAGACAGTCCTATTTGTTCAGGAACTTTTTGAAACATATTAATAACACCTTCTGCAGATTTTTTAGCAATCTTCATAGTGTTGATATAAGCAGTATCCGATTCACTTAATGCTGTCATAATTTTTTGTGCGTTATCTGATTCTTGTTCTGCAAAAGCATCTTTTTCTGCTTGAAGTGCAGCCCTTACCGTTGCAGAGTGCTCCATATTTTTAATTTCTTCCATAGTCATTTCGCCTCTAGCAACTGCATTTAGGGCTTCTTCTCTACCAAGATTTCTTTCATTAATAATTTTTTTAGCTATTGCATCATCAGTCATTCCTATAAGAGTATTTTCTTCATCGTAAAGTTTTACTTTTTCAACCATTGCTGCTGCAGAATCTATATCAGCCTGTTCTGCTGCTTCTTTAATTTGAAGTGCAGCTTCTTCAGTCATAGCTATGTCTTCTAGACCAAGACCTATTACTTCTTGTCTTTCTAAAGCTCTTATTTCCAAAGCTGCTCTTGCTTCAAGACCAGTATTTATATCTTCAAGAGCATCCATTTGGAACTGATATGCATCTGTTCCTTCTTGTAAACCTAGAATATTCAACAACTCTTCATTGCTTACACCCTTAATATCTCTTAAATCACCAGTTACTACTTCATTTACATAATTTTGAAACTCTGAAGCAGCTATAACTGGATCAACACCATTTAACAAAACATCTCTAACGAATTGTTCTGCAGACATTCTGAAACCTTGAGGAAGTAAATCAGCATTGTCACCAAAGACTTCTTGTACTAATCTATTGAAACCACCATCGCCTGCTTTAGCTTTTTCTATTTGACCTTGAAATATTTCTTCTATGTTGTTTGCTAAATTAGTTTTGTCTAATTCTAATCCTGCTATTCCTTCAAAAAGAGTTATGTAATTTTTTAATTCACTTTCTGTTGGAGCGCTTTTTCCTGCTGTTACAAATACATCAGCTATTGCTTCTGCGTTAGTCATAATGCTTCCATCTTCAAGCCTAAATAACTCAAATGGTATTGACGTTGCTTCTTCAAATTCTTCTTTTCTAATTCTTATAGCATCTGTTACAAAATCCATAGCTTTTAAAGGTCCAGTTCCAAAGTCCGAAGAATCTCCTAATAAACTAGCTAAAGATAAAGTATCTTTATTTCTATTTACATCTCTTATTAAGCTACCAATTCGTTGAAAAGCTAATGCTGTAGCTGCTATTCCTGCCACAAATAATCCAATAGCTAAAGCTCCCGATTGTGATACAGCTTGAATTGTAGCCATAACTCCAGCAAACAATGTTCCACTTTTAGCAGCATTTAGTAATACTTTTGTCAATATTTTGACACCAACCATAGCTGAAGCAATAAAGAACATAAATCTACCCATACCCATAGCTTTTTCTGGATCTAATGCATTTACCATAGATTGAACTGAAAATATTATTTGTCTTAATGTAGGTAAAAATCTTTCACCAAGCTCCATAGAAAATTCTTTATATTGATTTTTAAGTAACTGAAGCTGTTGAGCCGTAGTATTGAATTTTTTAGCTGCTTCTATTTCTAAAGCTATATTTGCTTCGTATGCATTTCTAGCTGTCATTAATGTATCTATTAACAATCCTCTAGCTTCAGCAAGACCTCCAATAGCTAACTGAGTTCTTCTCTGTGATAAGTTTAATTTTTGTAGAACATTCTGAACATTTTGTACTACATCTTCAGCATCTCCTAATCCTTCAATAAATCTTACAACAGTCATAGCTGCATCTTCACCGAAAGACCTACTAAACTCTGTCACTGTCATTCCAGATATTTCAGCAAACAGTTGTAACTGTTCACCACCAGATTGAATAGCTCTTTGAATTTCTTGGAACACACGAGATACAGCAGTACCACCAGCTTGTGATGGAACACCAATAGCTTGAAGTGCGGTAGCAAATGCTAAAGCGTCTTGTGTAGATGCGCCTGTTTGTTCTGCAGCAGTTGCAATACGTAAAACTGTTGTTATGATTTCATCTTCAGTCGCAGCAAAGTTGTTACCTAAATCTACTAAAGAAGAAGCTGTTCTTTCAAAAAAGTCATCTAATTGTGCTTCAGGTATATTAGCAATAGCTCCTAACCTAGCTAATGCTAATGCAGCGTTTTCTGTACTTAATACAGTTGCTACAGATAGTTTTGTAACAGTTTCAATAAATGTAATTAAGTTTCCAGCTTTAATACCTAACTGACCACCAAGTTCACCAACTCTTGCTAACTCTGTTGCAGCAACAGGAAGTGTTGTGGCTAATATTCTAACTTCTGTTTCTAATTTCTTTATAGTTTCAGCGTCTGCGTCTACAGTTTTCTTGATACCAGCAAATGCGTCTTCAAATGCAATAAGGCTTCTTATACCACCAACTGTAGCTAAAGCTACACCAGCAAAAGATGCAGCAGCTGTAGCCAATGCTGTATTAGCAACCATAGAAATACCTTGAGTTGCTTTTTGTAACTGTGCATTCTGTTTATTAACATCTTGTAAGAATGCATCATTATCGACCATCTGCATTGACACACCAAGTGTCAATAACATTTCTGGTGATAACGTTGATGAGGCTTTAGCCATTATGTGTCTCTTCCATAAACTGTTCTATACTTATTTGTTTTCTTCTCATACCATCACGACCTCTAGCTTTATCTAGTTGTCGTTTATAGTATCTTCTATCTTGCTCTTCAGGATCTGTAATATAATCTTCACCTTCTTGAGCTGCACGATACATTGGTAAGTAAAAACTAGACTTATCAAAAGGTAAATTAGAAAGTAGTCTAATAAACTTTCTGTAGCCTACTTGAAGTGGCTGATGTATTTGATAATGTCGATGAAAATCTGCCTCTATTGCACCCCAACGTTCAACCATTTCGATTGGGGTGAAATTTATTTTGGGGCTTCTTCGTCATCTCCTATTTCAGCAGTTTCATCAACCGCTTCTACATTTGCAGCTATACCGTATTCTTTTAGTAAATAATTTAGCAAAGCTTGTAACTGCTCCCAAGATGCTCCATTTTCTAACATCTCATCTAAATTATCTTTACCTACAATAGTAGCTAACCAATCTGGAATTTGAGCTGCGGACAGTTGACCAGTGTCATCCATAAACCTCAACTGAGACAATACTACCTTTGCAGGTAGCTCAGGTGGGAACTCATAATTCTTACCCGCTATTTTGACTTCGATAGATTTGTTGTCAGACTCTTCTACCGCAGCGTCAAAATCCATAAATCTTGCCTTGTCACTCATACTTCTTCTTCTCCTATCTAATATTATGGGTTACTTGAACCACCTGCACCGGCAGCGTTAGTATTATCAACGATGTCGAACAGGAAGTGATAACCATTGCTATCTGAACCAACGTTAAGTGTTGAGTCAGGTACTAATATCTTGAACTCTGTTGCTAAAACAACTTTTTGTGGGGCTTTAGCGTGTTGCATAGAGAAAGAACCAACGCTTACTGCGCGAGGGATTCTAACGTGTCTTGTTGCAACTCCGTTTGTGCCTTTTGGACCATCAGCAACTAATAACAAGGCATACTCATTAAAAGAAGATGATGTTGGAGGCACTAGTGTATTATATCCACTAGCACTTGTTCCAGCAGCACCATTTGCACCACTACCGATTTTATCGGCAGAAGATGATCCACCACCAAGAGCTATGATTAACTTTGTGTGTGAAGCTTGTGAAAGTTCACCTGTTAATCTAACTTCTTGAGCAGTTTTGATTGTTTTAATAGGATCAACTTCTTCAGCCACCATAATGTCTTCAAAAGTTTTATCCATTTCAAGAGTCCAACCATCCTCAGAGTAACCTACTTCGTCCCAAGCAACAGTCATTGCTGTTGGGGAATCAAAGGCTCCGGAATCATTTCCCGGAAATACTAATGAGTCAGTTGTTCTGTCCTTAATATAAAGGACACCAGTACCTATCAATACCTCAGATATTGAACCATTTGTAGCTGGCATTATACTCTCCTACTAATATACTTATACTTCAATTGTCGCGACAATTGACTTACGTCAATTACCTATTCCTCTTCTGAATACCATTCTTCAGAGGAGTCTTCTTCCACGACTTCGTTGTCCTCAACCTTGTCGGTAAGATCAACGCGCTCAATTACTTGGTTAGTAATGATTGACTCATCTTCAGCAATGAAGACTTGTCCTTGCATATTGTCGCTCATTGGCTTCATATGCTTGCTCATATCTTTCCAAGTACTCTCTGAGACTTCTACCCAAGAATTCTTTGTAAAAAGAGTTTCATTACCATTAATTTCCCACCACACTTGTGTGAAAGGCATTAATGGATTAACTTGTACTTTTTTCATTCGTCATACCTATATGTCATTCCTACAGTTATAGTATACAACCCCAACCCTGTTTCTGTTTCCTCTATTCGAGAAATTCCATCATAGATTTCAAACCCATAAATTAAGGCTTTTGATCCATCTGACAAGGTTATAGGGTCGTTTGATTCATTAAAAGCTGCTTCTTGAACAGCTGCAGCTAGTGAATATGCACCTGCATAATCAGCTTGTGCTGTTGTTCCAGACTCTCCCCATCTACCTGCATAACAGCTAACTGGGAATATAGCTTCTTCAATCAAAACTTCACTTCGAGGAAATACTGGAGTGCCTCCAGCTCTGAAATAAGTAAGAAAAGGTAACTGTGCATTTCTAGGTAATCTAGTTGCTATTCTTGTAGAAACTAAAGATGTTATTGGTGTTCTATTTAAACACCAAGCTCTGAATACTACTTCTGCATCAGGAGCTGATTTTTGTCTGTTACTTACCATTTACTATCTTTCTTCAAATCTTATTATATACCCTTTAGTTGATAGATTAGGTCCTAATCCATCGTCATTAATAGCGTAAACACCTGCTCTTTCAGTTGTAACTCTTTTTACTGTTTCACCTTCTTCTTTATTAAACATAGCTCTAGCCATAATTGCATTAGTTATCATATTTTGAGCTTCTGTTTTACCTGCATTTGCAACTCCTGACATAAATTCTTGACTATATCTAACTATTCCATCTCCTGCACCTTGTTGAGTTTCAAATATATTTCTTCTACCAGAAGTACTACTATATTTAAATATTTCTCTTGTTCTGCCAGCACCACTAGGATGACCAAATTCTACTCTAGGAGAAGATTTTACTTGACCTTTTCTTCCAACACTTTGATATAAGTAAATAGCTCTTGTAGGCATTTCTGGATCTCTAAATGCCAATGTGATATTATTACCGCTTCTTTCAACTTTTGGTTTTACTTTTTTGAATGTTGCACCCGGTGCACCAGTAGGACTTGTTCTTTTTAAATTCATTTCATAATTAAATATTCCTAATTTATCAGCTTGATCTCTAGATTTAGTTCCTTTCTTAAAAGTAAAAACTACTTCAGTTAAGCTTTTTGATGGTGTATTTACTAATGTTGTCATTGGATTAGTTAATCCTGCTCCTGAGTAGTTGTAAGCCAAATAAGATTGAGCTGTTGTCGGCATATTACGAGTAATTATTGCTGCTTGTTCAGACCCACCTAATCCTTTAAAATGTGATGCTGTTAAAAATCTATTTTCACTTCCTTTAACTCCACCCATTCCACCGTGAAGTAATTTAGGACCAGCGTATCCTTCAATTCCTTCAGAAGTTGCTTTTAGAACTGCTCTTCGTTCAGCTAGTAAATAATTGCTTGTTCCTATATTTCTTGCGTTTGTTCCCGGACCTACGCCCATACCTCCAAGTTTTTCAGTTCTTCTGTTTATTCTTCCTTGAATAGAGTTTCTTCTTCTTCTTAATATTGTTCTATCTTCTTTAGCTACTTTTATTGATTTCCTAATTGCTTTAATTTCATCAACAAAATCAGCTGCACTTCCTGTACCCATTTGGCTTATGTCTCTTCTGGTTTTTCCTGCATACATTGTTGTAGCGCCTTCATAAGATATTGAACCACCACTTTTCTTTACTCCTGTTACAAAGTAATCACCTGCGTTTTTAGATATAAGAGCACCATCTGTAGTTTTAAGGAAATCATCATAAGATTTTTTACCTTCAATTTTTCTGATTTCAGCTAAAAACTTTTCACCTGTGTATACATTTACAGCTTCTAATTGTGCTAAATATTCTGTTCTTGTAGTTCCTAATGTTTTTAATTCCATAAGTCTTTTCTCGCCTGTAGTAATAATGCTATCAAGCCTGACAATTTCTTGTTTTACATTATTTAACTCTGCTTCGAGAATAGGAAGTTTAAATCGACCTGTAGTAGGATCGTAAGCAACGTGTCTTCTTTCATAAACTGGTCTTTCATAACTAACTGTTTTCTTTTTTCTCTTACCTTTAACTTTTCTTTGATAAGTAACTGTTTTTGTTCCTGTTTGAACTTTCCTTTTACCACTCATCTTTCCAAACTTAATATTTAAATCGTCAGCAATTGCACCCATAATTTTTGTTTGCTCACCTTCCAATATTTTTGCATATTGTGGATTTTTACGTAGTTCATTGACATAATGCTTACCAGCAGTTCTTCTTCTTTCTTCTGCTGAAGATATTTGAACTTTACCTTTTCTAGCACCAACAGAAGCAGCAGCTGTTGGGTTTACAACTTCTATTCCAAATATTTTTACAAATTTATCAAAATCTACAACTTCTAGTTCTACTTTACCTTTTCTTTTTATAACTTTTACAGCACCTTCTTTTTGTGCATAAGCAATAGTTTGATTTGCATTCATTCGTACAGTTTTGCCACCTACTTGAACTTCAAAAGCAACTGTGCTTGATTTTCTAAGATCTACTGCACCAACAGTCATATTATATTTTTTATTAATTACAGCAGTAGGAGGCATAAGTATATCGTCTTTATACCTATTACCACCAGCAGTATATTTTCTAGCCTTACCTCTACCTTTTGCTTTTAGTGTTTGAACAGGAGCGTAAATAGGAACCATACCTTCAAAACCAGTTAAAGCACCTGCACTAACTTCTGTAACTTCACCTTTTTTATATTTTTTTGTTTTATCGTCATATACTGATTTTCTAACTTTAGCTTTTCTTTCACCTTGCAATATCAACATAGTTTGTTTAGCGCCTTCTTCTATTGCATCTAAATCTAAACCACCTTTCATCCATTCTGGAACTTCTTTACCTGTTGCACCAAAGTAATTAAACACAAAGTCATCAACTTCTGCACCTTGAACATTTTGCCAGTTTGGATTTGATTGATATGGATTTTTACCACCTTTGTAATTTAAATGTTCTTCACTACGTTTTTTAGCTTTTCCACGTTTTGTTTTCTTTTCAAATTGTTTTTGCCAAACTTCTCCATCTTTAGTCAACCACATATAACGTAGAGCATCTGCTCTTTCACTAGAAACAACTTTTACAAGATTTGCCATATTGTTTTTATCTATTTTTTTACCTGCTGCTTTTGCTTTCTTTCTACCTTCTTCGTCTAAATAAAATTTAGCTAAACCTTTTACACCTATCTTTGCGTATCTACTAGCAAACTGTAAAGATCTTTCGGCAAAATAAGAAGGAGGTAAAGGTTTTGGTTTTTTTGGATTTTTAGGATTGAACATTAAACCTCCGAAGTTTGCAATCATTGCATAAGGAGCTTTGTCTGCAGTTGTAGAAGTAGCAGTTGCTCCACCAATTCTTATTTCCCAAAGTGCAGCAGTGTAAGCATCTGGTTTATAAACAGGGTCCATCAACCAAACAGATTCAGCTAAGTTGTTTGCGTGATAATTTACTCTTCTTCCACCCGGTCTTTTTTCTGAAAACTTAGTTCTAGGTATTGTCACTTGAAGACCCATAGCTACAATTCCTTGAAGCATATCTCCAAACTGTTTTAAGTTTCCAGCACCTGTCATAGCTTTATAAAATTTAGCTGTAGTCTTTGGACCGTTTCTTTTAAACATTGCAGATGTAACTTTGTGTAGTCCTTTTTGTGCAAGTGGCTGTATATAACGGCTTCCTATATAACGACCAGCAATATTGTCAGGAAGAATAGAACGTATCATTGCGTTAGATGCTTGACCAACAACTCTACCACCAATAGACCTTGGTATTCTTCGTGCAATAGCAGCTGGTCCTGACCTAATAGCTAGAAGGTTTCTAAAGCTTTTAAGACCACCAGCTAAAGAGTTAGAAAGTGGATTTATAATAGCTTTAGTACTAGGTAATGTTGCAGCTACATCTCTAAACCTACTTAATACACTGTAACCAACACTTGATAATCTGTTAACCGCCTTACCACCGGGTTTGCCTTTTTTACTTTTAAATGGCTCGCCTTTGTGTTTAGCGTTTTGAACGCCTGCATCTCTAGGTCTGCCTGATCCCGTAACCATTAGTTACTACTCTCTATATAAACAAGATGCTACTGTATAACAGTCTTCTCCCTTTGCATCCCTTTGTGCTGTAATGCCAGTAATTTCGTAATACTTAGTTCCGTCTTTGATTCTATCGTTTGCTTTTATAGTTACTTGGTCATCAAAGTAAATAGTAATACCTTCAATAATTGTATTTCGTCCATCTCTATCTTCAACGCTTCCATTTTTAATTAATCTACAATTTGCGTTTGTATATAGAGTTGACCAAGTGTTTGATGGATTACCTCTATCGTCAACTCCAGAAGTTGTTATTCTTTCTACGTTTACTTGATCTATTAATAAGTTTGTGTTGAGAGCCATATATTAATCATACAATATGACCTCTGTTGATTAGAAGAAATCGTCTACGAAGATAGGTCCATATTCACCATAAGACACTGAATATATACTATGACCAAAAAAATCTAACGCCATTTGCCAAGCTTGATCGTCTTTTGTCATACCAGTATCATATTCATCTTCCCAATCAATACTTTTATCATCTATATATTCGTTATATAAATTGTTGACAATTATACCTTGTGAATAAGCAACACACTCACCTAAATTAGGAACTGATGCTACCCCTAGTATTGCATTGTCGTGTCCTTCAAGCATTTCTGCTTCAGGATTAGCATCCTGTATATATCTAATTACTTCCTGTATCTTCTGTTCCTGATTCATTCCACTTTCCTTTTAAATACGCTGTAAGCAACATTCTAAGTTCATACTTACTGCCCTGATACTGTCTACCATCATAAATATCGTGATGATACATACAGAGAACTGCAACATTTTCTGGATCATATTTTCTTTTTTCATTACCACCCATTCCTTTGCCGTGTATGTGAGCTAACTGTAATTGAGATGTCTTAGTGCATCCAGCCCATTCACATTGATTATTAGCTCTCATAAATGCCATAAGCCTAAGCTTCGTCATTCGTTCATCTGCCATAAATAGATTATAGTGGAAAATACAAAAAGCTGGGTTTTTACACCCAGCTTCTCGCAATCAATTAAGGAGGCTACTTATGTTCTGTGAAAGTAATGGTTAATTACTTAAGATCATTTATAACCAATTACATTATACACAGAAACGTTAATTTATTACAACTCTTTTTGACGGTTTGCTTTTCGATGACACAGCATACAAATTGATTCTCTTTTGTTTCTGTCTTTTTTTGATTTAGCATATTTATCTAATGGTTTTTCTTTTGTACAAACTAAACATACTTTACTATTTTCATCAGACTTTATAGTTTCTTTATATTGTTTAGTAGCTTCTCTAAGACCAACTAAACATTCTTTACAATACTGAGTGTATCCACTTTTATACTTTTGAGATCTTTCAAATTCACTTACGTCTTTTTCTTCTTGACACTCTAAACATTTTTTCCAAGTAGGATTCCAAGATAGCTTTTCTGCTTTAGCCTTTGCTTCTTCTACTCTTTCAACAAGTTCAGGCATTTCTTTCATCCAAGCCTTAAACCTCTCATAACCTATTGGAAGTTCTTCATATGTTTTTGTTGTTGTTAAAGAACCTTTTCCTTCTGCAATTCTAGTTAAAACAATTTCAGCTATTTCAGAATTGTAAGCTGACCTAGGTGCAACACCTGCTTGTTCTCTTAATTGTCTAACTCTTTCATCAGACACTCCCCATTCTTTAGCCCATAAAGATAGCTTTTTATGTGGTTCAGATAAAAATAAATCCCTAGCTTCTTCTACTGTTGGTGCTATTCTATTTGGCATTATTCCTCCTCAGTATTATTACTCGAAAAATATTCTTTTAAAAGGCATCAATGTTGTTACGTCAAATGCAGACAAAGCAGGTCCTAAAGATGTTCCCATAGGTTCTCCATAACTCAAACTTAAGTCTCCTACTGATTCACTTTGTACTGAATAAAAATTGCCATCATTGTTTGTAGTATCAGATTTATGTGAAGTTATTTCTGATTTAGGTTGTAAAGAAGAAAGTTGCAAAGTGCTGTTTACTAATCTTGCTACTGCTCTTGCAGAAGTAAATCTTATTGTCTCTGGTATAGTTTGATATCCAGCTGCATAAGTAACTACAATGTTTTGCATTCTAGCATCAGACCATCTTGATTTTCCTGTTTTAACTAAAAAGCCTTCTTCTAAATAAGCTACATAATCTTTATCATTTCCTGATGTTAAAGCAATATCATCTTCAGTTACAGATGTAATTGAAACAACAGGAACTACTTTTAAAAATAAATGAGTTCTTTCTTTACCATCAAATTTTTCTACTATAGATGAATCGTATTCAGGATTGTAACCTAAAAATCTTGATATAGCTGAATCTACATAAGGTATAAATACATTAGTTATATCAGCTTCTAAATTTGATGAATAGTCAATTTGAATCATTGACTCAACATCAGATACTGTGCAAAGAGCCATTAGGACTCCTTACTTATCTTCGGTATCTTTTGGCTTTACAGCTTTATTTTCTACTTCTTTTTTGGGAGCAGCTTTAGGTTTAGGTTCTGATTTTTTAGCAGGAGCTTTCTTTCCCCAACCTTGCTCTTTGAGCCATTCGGTTGGATACTCGTGTCCAGCTTTGGCAATTAAGTCTGCTTGACTATTAGGCAAGTCTGCAGATACGCCTTCCCAGATTTTACCATCAGGGAGCTTCCAAATATTTTTTTCTGGTATTGTGTACATAAATCTATTCTACCTCAGAATCCCTTTTCTCATCCTTTTCTTCTTTAGAAACTTTAGTTTTTTTAGGTTCTTTTATAATAAAATTTTTTAATATTTCTTCAGATCGTTTAAAACTTTCTGCATCTCTAACTTTAAGTCCAAACATTTCTAATTGATTCTTTATGTTTTGATTGTTCATATTTCTCCTCTTGCTTAAAGGGCGAATATAAATCCGCCCTTTAAAACAATAATTACATCTGTGTTATTTTACAGAATGCAGTTGGTTTATAAATTGCAAAACCTAATCTCATTGTCAATCTAATTGCCAATTGATTTTTTGCAAAAAAGTCACTATGGCTGTCGGAAACAGCAAGGTCTACGCCTTCTCTCATAATAACTTGTGCAGCGTCTCCGCCACCAAATTTACCAACTAACATTGTTCCAGCATTAACAACTGTTGATGGAACTACTTTTAAACCCCAAATTCTTGGAGCAACATCAGCACCGAATCCACCAGCAACCACAAATAATGGGTTTTTGGCAGCAGCACCAGATGTTGTAGTAGCTACATCTGTTACGCCAGTAACAATTTGATACCAGTCTTCAGGATGCATAATTACAGCGTCTGCTTCAACAAATGCATCTTTTCTGATTTCTGTTATTGCTTGATAAATTTGTCCGAGTCTACCTAATTCTCCGGAGTATGAACCAAATTGAAAGGAGTTAACTCCTGATTTGTTTAATACACCAGTTAAATTAGGAGCACTTCCGTCACCGTCCATAAGCTGATTGTCTAGTCTCAATTTCATCATTGTTGATAGTCTTGAGTTGACATATCCTTGAATTCCAGCAACGTCAGCGAGTAACTCATCTGTTACAGGTAAGAAAGTAGCAATCTTTCTGATTGATTCTGTTCTCTCTGTAAATGCAAGTGCGGATTCGTTAGCTGAGCTAATGTCTCCAGATTCTGCAATTTCACCTGCATTGTTTGTGAAAGTTGTCTCTTCAAGATACACATATGCATTTTGAGTTGTGTTGATTTGATCAAACAATCCAATAACGCTATCTGGATCTCTCAACGCGGTCTCCAATATTCCCGGAGCTCTTAAGCTCTCAGGTGGATAACCAGTTGTGTTTAAGGTTGTTTTAAATTCTGCGTGTGAATCTACACCTTTAACACCTTTTTCTGTATATGCTTTATAAGCATCAGAATTTGCAAATTGTTCCCCAATAGATTGAGGTCCTTTTTGCTCAGGCATTGGATTAGGTATAGTGTTAACAGGCTCATTTTCAACCTCTAAAGCTTTCTCGTTTTTCACTCTAGCTTCTTCGAGTTTGAGATCATCGACTTGCTCTGCTAAAAGAGTATTTGCTTTTGCAATATTTTCTTTTTGGTCAGCAGTATATTTGCCGTTTTCGTCTGCACCTTCGAATATAGCTTTAAGATCTTCACGAGTTTTAACGATATCTTGTTTAAGTTCGTCTACTTTACTCACTATTATCTCCTATGATAACTATTACTTATACTTCTATGTCTACAGTCTCGGCTATAAGCCTTTGACCTTCGACCCATTCTGCGTCAAATTCTTCGTCAGCTAATTCGCTGTTATCCTCTGATTCTTCGGATGCTTCGGAAACAGGAGTTCCTTCAGCTTCTTCTTCCTCAGAACTGTTTTCGTCTTGAATTTCTTCTTCGACTTCAACATCGATGGCTTCGTCAACTACACCGTTATTCTCATCGACTTCACCTTCGTCAGTTGGTTGCTCGTCTACTTCTGACTCTGAAACTTCTTCATCACCGAACTCATCGACAAATGAATCTAATTCAGCCCAAGCATCGCTGAGATCGTCCTGAACTGTGCGAAGTGCTTCAGTAGCTTTTGCGCCTAATTTTCTACCGTCTTTTTCACGGAGGGACGAAATTGCTTTCGCCCTTGTTATAAGGTTCTCTAATGCAGCAAGCACATCTTTGACCTCTTCTGAAAAAGTCCTATTGACTTCTTCTGAAACTTTTAGATTTTTTTCTTCTTCTTCAGCAGTTTCTTCAGCAATTTCTTCTGCTTCAGCATCCTCTTCTGGAGCTTCTTCTTCAGAAACTTCTTCAAACTCAGTATCAATTTCATCAACAGTTTCTTCTTCTGCTGGAGCTTCTTCAACCTCTTCTTCTTCATTAGGATCTGGTTGGTTCATACTCTCTGTAGTCATAACAGCTTTTGCATCTGTTAACTCTTCTAATAAATCAGTATTAGATTTAATAGCCATTGTGTATGTTTCTTGATTAGCTCCGACAAGAACTGGTGATACTTCGTAAACTGTTAAACCTTTTAGATATCTAACATCTTGTTCTTCTTCACCATCTTTCTTTAACTTGCCGTACTCTGAGTCATCAACTTTAAAACCAAAAGACCATTGTTGTAAATCGCCCATTGCTTTTACTAAGTTGTAAGCTTCTTTTCCAGATTCTGTATCCATAAAGAATTGTCCTTTGAATGTCGCTTTATCATCATCTTGAGTAATCTGTCCTTTGCCTATTGGCATATCCCATTTATGAGCCCATACCATAGGAACATCACCTGATTTAAAACCTGATTTAATTGAACCTGCTTTGACTATGTCGCCATCTGAATCTATTTTATCGAATATCGAAAAGACGGCAGCGACTTCGCCTTTTTCGTCATTCTTTATCTCCAAGTCGATTGACTTGATATCAAAATTATCTGACACTTAAACTCCTAAATATATAAAATTGCCAATTTCATATTAATTCTATCAGTAGACCTTAATTCTTAACGACTACTTTTACTAGATTTATTTAGTGATGTCAGATATGATTCTTAGACTAGAAATAGGCATTGTGACTCTTCTATCTGTTCTCTTATGTGAGCCATCTTCCATTATTGCCCAGACCTGCATAGTAGCTTCTTTATCCTGACTATTTACAGATACAACAACACCGTGAACTACTGATGGTGGTTGTGGACTTTTATCTATACTCCAAGATACAGATTGACCTGTTCTAACAGATTCTGCTTTCTTACCTCTTTTTTTTGCTGGATGTCCTGCTGGTAAAAGATCGGTGTCATAAGGTGTTCTTTTAAATCTACCAGTTCTTAATGCTCTCAAAAACCCGTTAACTCTGGCTAACGCCCACTGGTCAGCAGACCTAACGTTACCTCTAACTGAACCCGGATTTGTTCTGTAAGCTCCAACACCTCTATTAAATACTTTAGCTAAAGTTCCTGTTGTTGTTCTAAACTTAGGATTACCTGCGTTATGCTTAGTTACTTTATCTGCTAAAATTTTTCTAATTCTTGCAGATACGGCTTTCATCGCCATTTCATCAGCTAGGTCAGCAGCTTTCTTTCTACGTTCTCTAACAAGTTTTTTTCTTTCAGAAATAATTTCTTTCATTTTTGATTCGCCTATATTGAGAACACCACCCCATTTGATAGCAGCTATAACACCATTTAATCTTTTATCGTTTTGATGTCTACCCATATAACGTTCTCTTCTTCTTACCCAGTTAAGAACAGATTCACTTCTATCACCTGATTGATATGCAGTCCATCTTCTAAAAGCATCATTGCCTGTAAATGAAGTTGGAGGGTTGCCGCCATTGCCAGCCATTCTCCAGATCTCTCCCCAGTTCTCTTTTAAGTCTTTTGCATAAGCATAAGGAAATTGTTTATATTTTGAATTTGTAATTCTAACAGCTTGATTCATACCCGGACTTGGAAAGTTAGTGTCATCTTTTGCTTTTTCTTCTGGACTATGCAAATCGTCACCTCTCTCGTACATTGCTTCTGCCTCTTCTAAGCTTACCTTAAGTTCCTCAACCATTTTGTCTATATAAGATTTTTTTGTATTTTCATAAGAGTCGTGAGAAGCACAAGGCATATAATAAGTCATACCTTCTATTTCGTGTTCGTGAGAACCTTCACAGCCTATTTGCTTTGCTCTTTCTTCTGCAGCCTCTCTACTAACAAACATATCCATACCTCTTGTAGGTCTTGTTCTTATTGTTTGCCTAGTGGACTCTGGAGCTCCATCACCTGTGTCCATAACATCTTTAGTTTCTACATCTTCTTCTAAACCAAATGTTTGATCAATTCTTGCAGGAGGTATCTCTAAAGGATCATCTTCCCCAACAGGTACACTTGGGTCTTCTGCATCTTCTTGAGCAGGTTTACCAGTTGCTTCAACTTGTTGCATATTAAGTGGTCTTAAATAAACATTGTGAGAATCATCAGCAGCTAAGCCAACTGCATTTCTAGCTTCACCTATTGTTGCCCAACCACCTGAAACAGCAGTGTTCATTCTTTTATAAAGTTCATCTTGATCTTGTGATAATGCTCTTACATCTTCTACTTGATATTTACAATATACATTGTCATTGTCATCAAACTCTGGCAATAATTGATATGTAAGTTCTTCTGCAACTGTTCTCCATAAAGGAACAAGTTTTTGTTCTGTAAAATATTCTCTTAGTTCTCTTGTATTATTATAAGTTGCTGAATTTAAACCAGCTCCTAATCCTGCAAGAACAGCAGGTACACCCATAACAGCTGCAACTCTTTCTTCAGGCAATCTTCTAAGTTCAATTAAGTTCATATCTGCAGGGCTAAAAGAAACTACATCAATATTCATAGCTCCAGTAAGAACCATTGGCATACCTCTATTAGCACCACCAAATTTAGATTTATACATCTCTGAAATAGCTTCTGCTTCTTCTCTAGTTGGACCACCCATAGCATCTGATGAAGGAGAAAGTATAACTCCCGGTATTGCCATATTGTGTAATAAAGCAGTAGCATATTGACCTGCTGCTTCGTCTCCAAGTATTTCTCTAAGAACAGTTTTTATAGGTGCATATCCTTTTCTATGATCGTTAGGGTCTATACCTGTTCTAATGTGAATTACATCTTTAGTTGGTAAATCAACTGTGTCTGTAGTTGGTGTGTATTCGTAATGAGTAATCAATCTTTCTGTATTGCCTTTTGGATTTACAAAAGCAGGCATAAGAGGAACTAGTTGTACAACTTGTCCTTTTTTATTTCTGTTTTTATAAAGATAAGCATCTCCTTCTACGCTAATAGCAGACACTAAGTAATGTGAAAGTATTGCACCAGACATAAAAGGATTAGGTCTTTTAAATAATTTTGAAACAGGATGTTTAGCAAGAACTATATCTTGACCAACTTCATCTTCCTTCATAACATTTAATTTTGGTTCAGCAAAAGCTGTAGCCAAAACAGAAAGACAAGCGGCAACTGCGGAGTTACCAGAACCATTGCCAATGTCTTCTAATTTATCAGAAGGAAAGTATCCTGATTGTGTATTGTATCCATATACAGATCTATCTAGCGCTGACGCTAGTGATTGATTATAATTTAATCTTTTTAATTCTTCTCTCCCAGAAGGAGTGAAACGTTTCGTAAATCTTTGAAACGCGTTTAACTCTTCAGCCATTTATCTCCTAAACTAATAAGCATTCCATTGCCTACGCTCATTCAAGTTCAGGACACCGTATCCAAGCGCATCAACCATATCATCGTGTGCTCCAACAGGAAAAGTAAATAACTCTCTTTCCATATCATCGAGCCAAGGAGCGTCACCCTTAAAATAGACATCTCCAGACTCCATTCTAGCACTAAGTGTCAATGCTCGCGCAACTTTATCCTTATCAGGTTTAACTTCTTTAACACGCATTCCTTGACGTTTTGCCATTTGTATTAAAGAAAGTTGAAAACCTTGACGTTCCATAGTCACCCATCCTGCTTGATGTTTATCGATCATTCTTTTTATCGCACTTAAAATATCTGGTCCTTCAAACCTTTGTCTTAAACAATCAAGGACAATCATTTTATTATCCTTTGTTAAAGCAACAGCAATGATAGCAGTATAATCAGCATCTTCTTCCATTGACGTTGCAATATCTGTAGCTAAAAATATAGTACAATCTTTTTTAAAATACGTTTCACTATCTAAAACAAAATCTCCATTATCATCATAATTCCAATATTTCATCCACTCAGGTTTAATCATACCTTGACCAGCTTCAACAAACTCTGCCATATACTCTTGAGCAAAAACAATAGAACCAACTTCTGTTTTAGCTTGGTCTACTTCATCAGGATCAATTCTTGGATTATCATAAGTTGAAAATCTAAATCTTTCCCAGTTAGGTGCTTCTCCTGCTGTTTCCCATAAATTATAAAACCAGTTATTCATACCCATAGGTGTGCTAATAAATAAAGCAGAACCTTTTCTTTCAGTAAGAGTAGGACGTAATACTTCTTGCCAAACATCAGGTTTAACAAATGCAGCTTCATCCATAACAATAAAATCTAAACCTTCACCTCTAAGCCTTTGTGGATTGTCAGCTGACCTAACAGCTATTTGACCACCATTTGCTAATGTAAATTCCATATTAACAATAGATATAGTAGGTTCTATTTCTTTAGGAAAAGATTGAGTAGTAGCAGCTATATCTCTCCATCCAACTCTAGCTATAGCAAATGTAGGTGCTACCCACCAAGCACGACCACCTCGGAGTGCCACTTCCATACACATTTGTACACCAAGTCGTGTTTTACCAAATCGTCTACCAGCACAAAGTATTTTCCAACGAGCATCGGAATCAAATACTTGTTGTTGTGCTTTATGTAAAGGAGGCAGTTTAGGAACGTATAGTTGAGATTCAATTACCATATGGCTATCCCTTGGGACAGCCATTGATGGGAGGAAGTCGGAGTGGAAGACCGACAAATATATACTACCATACAAGACCTTTTCTTAGTTACTGTTTTTATTATAATACTCTCCTCTCATCTTATCTTATCTCTTCTTCTCTCCTCTCCTCTAGATGCGTTTATAACGCGTTAGTAACGCGTTACCATTTATATTTTATTTTCTTAGCTTCGTTATATTGTTTAAAAGATTTTTCACTAAGATCACTAGGGTCTCCATTCCAATCTACATCTACAGTAGTCTCAAACATAACATTTTTGGAAATTTGTCTTTGTGTATCACTATCACAACGTATACACGTAATGACAGGATCTTCTGTTATTTTGTGAGTAACCTCGAACATTTGTTCGCATACTTTACTAAGGCATTTATATTCGTATCTAGGCATCTTGATCTTCGCATAATGTGTACAAGTAATCAAAATATTGATTTCTTGTTTCTTTAGGTGTCCACATAACAATCATTGCAGCGGCATATTCTAATATTTTTTTTATTTTTTTATCGGCAGCTTTCTCCGGCAATTTCTCCTCCTTCACAACAGGCTATTGCTTTTTGTTTATAAACAATGCAATCTTTATTATAACAGTATAACCCAGCGTGGATTTCTATTAATAGAATTTGACAGACAGGGCAGTTCACATTACAGATTGCACTAAAACTACTAGTGCTGAAACTGCAACTACCCAACCACTTAGTTCGGCTCTTGAAATCTTTGTGTTAGTTTTTTCGTGTAAATCATCTATGCGTTCATTAATTTTATCTTGACCTTCAAGAATCATTACTAACATTTCTTTTTGTGTAAATCCGTTTGTTTTATGATCGCTCATTTTTTCCCCGTAAAAGCTTCGTTTATTTCTTCTAGTGTTAGTTTGCCGTCATCCAAGAAACCTCTAGCTAATCCTTCAGTTACCTTGGCGACACCCAAAGCACCGGCTAGAAGCACAGAGCTTAGGGTGTCAATACCGATTATGCTACCCGCTCCAATAATTGCTAAACCATTAGCAACAAATACTGCAATCATTCTTGCAAATATCATTCTTATTTTCTCAGTGGTAGTTAAACCGTTAGGCATTATTTAGTTACCTCCGCAACAACCGTTTCCACAGCAGTCCATATTAGTCTCTCAATCTGATAGTCAATAACCAAATTACTGTAGATATGACTATCGCTATACCTACAATATCTTGTGCTGTTCCGGTTAGTGTAAACCAAGCTATAAAGAAACCAAGTAGAGTAAATATCTGAGCTATAGATTCTTTTACTGCATCGATCAACCATTTACCGAAAACTTTTAATAAGCTTGGAATTGATTTTACGAACTTAATTAATTTTCTCCAAGACCACTTGAAAGAAACAACTATACCTTTGTAAGTTTTTTTCAAACTAAACCATAAGCCTTTTATTGAATTAAGGACTATATAGTAAGGTAGTCCGATTAAATCATTCAAACCATTTATAATTTTTTTAATCACTAAAATCTCCTAGTAAGTAGAGAACCAGTTTGAGCTATAACTTGAGAGACTATGATAACCGGGACCACAACCTCCTGAGCTTTCTCTTTCTGGTCATTAGTCATATCATACCCTATGTTGCTAATTGATATTTCTGAAAAGTCTACATCAGTTAAAGAACCTACAGGATTTTCTAAGAAAGCTTCTACTTGTACCTCAGTAACAACGTCAGCTAGTGTATAATTTTCAACATCAGCATTTTCTATAGCTCTTTCTACATATTCTTCAACAGCTTCAGCTACAACTTCTTCTTTAGCTGCTACCTCTGCAATAATCTCAACATCTTCTGCTGCAGTTTCTTCTTCAAACCCTAGTAACTCTCCAACTGCTTCTTTTTCTTCTTCGTCTAATTCAGCAACAGTTTCTACTTTGGTAACTTCTTGAACAACTGCTTTAACAACAGCTTTGGTTTGCACATCAGCAGTAGCTAGGTTTTGAACATCAGCAGTAGCAACTTGCTCTACAACTTCTACAAGTTCTTCAGTTTCTAATTCAGCAACAACTTCTGCTACAGCTTCTTCAACAGCCTCAACATACTCTTCGACTTCTTCTTCAGATAAAGTCTCTAGCTCTTCTTCCTCAATAATTTCAACATCATTTTCTTCAAAGACTTCAGTAAGTTCTTCTACCTCAATAACTTCGGTAATAGCTTCTTCGACTTCTTCAACAAGAACTTCTATTTCTTCGTCTGTGAGTTGTACCTCTTCAGTTCCCTCTTCACTATCAAATGGGTTGGTCTCAGTTTGTTCAGGTTTATCTGGGATAGTCGTTGTAGTAGTCGTTGTAGTCGTGGTCGTAGTTGTCGTAGTAGTAGTAGTGACAACAACAATTTCTTTAATTTCAAACGTTTCTTCTTCAACTTCAAACTCCGTAAAATCTACAGTTTCTTGTATTTCTATAATAGCATCTACTAATACTTTTATATCAACTGGAGGTTCTCCTTCGTTGAGATCATCATCATCTGTGCCAAGGTCTATAACAATACTGTTTTTGATTTCCTCTTCAATACGCTTCTGTTCAGCTTCGTACTCTGCCTGCTCACGAGCAGCTCTCTCAGCATCGGTTTCTTCATATCCTGTTTCCGCGAAGTTCTTAGCTATTTCATCAGCTATACGCTGTTGTTCTGCCTCGTACTCGGCTTGTTCTCTGGCTGACCTTTCAGCGTCTGTTTCAGAGTATCCTGTTTCGGCAAAGTTCTTGTCTTTCTCAGCTTGTATCCTAGCTTGTTCTTCTTCATACTCCCTTTGCTCTCTAGCAGATCGTTCAGCATCAGTTTCAGAATACCCAGTTTCATTAAGGTTTTTATCTCTTTGACGCTGTAGTTCCTCTTGACGCTCTCGTTCCCTACGCTCTGCTTCTTCACGCTCTTTACGCTTTCTCTCTTCTTCAGCAGCAGCATCAGCATCGTCTTGAGCTTTTTGATCAAATACTGTTAGTGTCGGTTCAGTACTATAGCCACTATTAACACTGTTAGTAGTAGAAATGGCTCTAAGGCTAAAAGTATATTCTCCATTAGGGATAGCATTATAAGGAATAGTGTACTCTGTTTCTGTAATGTTATCGACCTTAGTTTCATTTTCAGCACTTGTTCTATAGTAAAGCTCATAGTGGTCAACAGTTGCATTTCCTGTGTTAGGAGCATCCCAATCTACTTTTACACCTACATTGTATTCCTGACTTACTGCTGGATTCATTGGAGGTCCTAAAGTATAAACAATTGTGGTAGTAGGAGTAGTGCTAACTATAGTAGTTGTTATTGAACCGTTTTGTGGTCCGTGACACCAACTATCATTTTGAGTACAAGCATAAATCAAAAATTCGTAAGTATCTTCTAGTACACCTGTCCAAGTGTAATTAGTAGCGTCTGCACTTATTCCTGTTACATAAGTAAATTCTGTATCATCACTATCTTTGTATGCTAACTTATAACTTGTCTGTGTTGCCCAACCTGTATTAGGTTGTGTCCAATAAAATATAACTCCTTGATATTGATTATCTTGATTTGCAGTAAGAGTTGATACACCACTAGCTACATCAGGTATTGTATAAGTAACTACATCTGTCCAACTAGAGTATAAAGAGTTTGTGTCATCATCTGACCTAACTTTAAAATAAAGAGTATCTCCAACTTCTAAATCTGTAAATGTAGAAAGTAAGTATTGCTTACTAAATGTATAAGCCGTATCTCCACTATTTGTTGTAGTTGCAACAGCAAAGTTTGTAGTTTGAAAGTTATCATCACTAAAAGCTACTGCATATCTTTCTGGTGTATTTGTATAACCTGTTGGTGCTGTCCAAGTAACTCCTACTGCACCACTGTGCAAATTCTGTGTAGTATCTAAACCTGTAGGAGGACCTATACCTGCTGTAAGTCCATCATCATATTTCCAATATACTGTATCTATACCAGACCAATCAGATACGGTAACAATAAAAGTAGTAAAGTATTTGTCTGAAATAGTTCTAACTATATCTTCGTAAGTAGAATTGTTTTGAGCATTATAACTAACTGTTTCGCTAGTGTCATCTGAATAGTTATATTGAATAGTGTAAGCGTTATTGACTCCTGCCATTCTAAAACCAAGCTCTGTTATATTGTGGTCAGAATGAGGCAAGGTGAATGTATAAGAAGTTGCCTGAGCACCACCTGAGTAATTATCTTTTAAACTTAAGAAATATTGTCCACCTACACCACAACAGTTTTGATCATTTCTTATTGCAATAGTTCCTGTATTGGTTGGTATGCCTAAATCTGTTACTTGTGCACCACCATTACCGTCAAATGTTTCTGTTTCCGTTACTTCTACAGCTAAAGCAGATTGAATTGGAAATGGATAAACCAATAGACCTACAACAATAAGGCGTAATAAAGTATTTAATTTGTTAAGCAATTGTGCTCCGCTTTCTAGCGAGCACCTCCGTGGTATTCTTTAACCAAACCCGCATTTAACATCATTTTGTTAACTGATTGTTTGCGGTCTCCCTTAACGACATAGAGTTCTCCCAAAACTCTTCCAAACTTGCCTGTACCGTGAGATACGATGATAAACTCATCATTTTCTTCCACTAGCTGTTTTAACCAATTTTTGGCAATAATGCCTTTTTCCTTTTCGGCTTTATCTCTAGTTCGAGTTTCTGGTGCGTTTATACCAACAAATCTAACTCTTTTGAATGTGTGTGTATGAAATCCAAGATCGATCATACCATCGACAGTATCCCCATCAATGACTCGTGTGATTTTTATATTGTACTCGTACACAAGACTAATTATATACCATTAGGTATGTTCTTAACCGTCTGCGTACTTTATTTCAAACTCAATTGGCTTACCGTCTTCTCCTGATACTTCAAGAGCTGATCTTCTTCCCCATTTCTTAGGAAAGCTTCTTTCTAAGAACCAACCTGATGCTTGCCAATTACCATTATCCGCTGCACGTCTAATATTTCTAATATGTGCACCTTCGGACTCGGCACGTGCTTTTTTTACTGCCTGTAATAATTGTAAAAATAATTTATCTTCTTCATCTACAACTTCATCATCTGATTGGTCTAGCTCATTTGCTTTCTTCATCCACTTATAGAATGTGGACTCAGAGATTCCCGCCATTATCGCTGCATCCTCCTGATAATATCCCAACTTCAACCAATTAGCAATACTATCTATAAGAGCAGAATCAAGTAATAACTTCCTACCTGCCATTATGTATATCTCC